AGTGGATAGACCAAGGTCAGGTCGGTATCAACTCGTCCTTTTCTATGGGACGAGGAAGTCTCCCCCGATTTCTAGGAGGTTTCTTCAACCGTGTGTTCGACCGGAGAAACGGTTCGTTGCTTGAAGATCCATCTGTTGATGCTATCTTCGCTATCCGACAGTTAACACTGTCCTTTGGCAAGATTTCCCTGCCGTGCAGTGATGCACGTGTTCGGAGAGCAATGGATGGATACGTCAAGTGTGAGCAGGATGTTCGTCAGTTCGACAAGGACGTCACTCAGAAAGATTTGAATGACTTCCGTAATATGTCGAATCTCTTGTTTCGTGAGGTTTTCCAACAAATGGATAGAGATGTCCATTATGGAGAGCTTCTCCCGAAACATGGCCCAGGTGCTACAGCTGATAAACTTTCCAGTAATGGAAAGTTTAATCAGCGTACTTGGACGACAAGGCTATCTAAGGTCTTTCCTTTAGATAGATATCTTCTTCCGAACGCTCGTTTTTACGAGACATTGGAGAAGGTAGACATCCTCGAACCTGGCGACGAGATGCCCGTTAAGGTCATCACGGTGCCTAAGACGTTAAAAACACCAAGGATAATCGCTGTGGAGCCTACCTGCATGCAATACATGCAGCAGGCTTTGCTCCGAAGCTTCCTTGTAGCCTTCAATAGGGATGAACTCCTAAAGGGGCTTATCGGCTTCGATGACCAGCTTCCTAATCAGAAGATGGCCAAGCAAGGTTCTCTTGATAAGAGAACAGCAACACTAGATCTTAGTGATGCTTCCGATCGTGTTTCTAACCAGCTCGTAAGAGCTATGTTGCAACAATGGCCTAATTTGCAAGAGGCTATTGACGCAGCTAGATCTAGGCGGGCTGACGTACCGGGACACGGAGTTATCCGTCTCTCGAAGTACGCGTCTATGGGTTCAGCACTCTGCTTTCCTGTGGAAGCCATGGTATTTACTACCATAATCTTCCTTGGGATTCAGAGCTCGCTCAACCGACCGTTAACCAAGAAGGACATTAAGTCCTTTCTTGGCTCGGTGCGTGTCTACGGGGACGACTTGATTGTTCCCGTAGAACATGTGCTGTCTGTCGTACAAGCTCTCGAACATTTCGGTGCTCGAGTTGGCTTGGACAAGTCTTTCTGGACCGGGAGGTTCAGAGAGTCTTGTGGTAAGGAATACTTTAATGGGTCTGACATTTCTATTGTCAGAGTCCGGCAAGTGTTACCTCACACGACAGCAGACGCTGCTGGTGTTATCTCAACAGTATCTCTGAGGAACCAGCTATTTCACGCTGGGCTCGTCGATACTGCTGAGTGGCTGGATCGCCGGCTGGAGGGAATATTGAAATATTACCCTACAGTTGGTCCGGACTCACCAGTGTTGGGCAAGGAAGCGTACCTTCGACCCTATCAGGTCGATAAGATGCATCCTTACCTGCATAGCCCACTAGTTCGGGGCTATATTGTGCAGGCCAAACCTCCAGTAGATATACTGGAAGGGGAAGGAGCCCTGCTTAAGTGCTTACTTAAGCTGGAGACCAATAATTACACAAGGGGTGTCAACGGATACGTTGACGAAGTCCCCTGTTATTGGCCCGGCACGTACTCCCTAAGCCGAACTAGTAATAGTTCGATTACAAGGAGTACTTCCTCTCGGCTACCAACCGGGAGTCAAGATGAGAAGCACTTAGAGCGTTCTGGACGCCCCAAGCGCGTCAGCATCAAGCTTGGTTGGTACTCATCCTTCTAAAAGGATGAGGAGGCCGATTCTTTTGGCCTTGCGGG